TGCTAGAAATAGTGGTACTATTGAAATTTGATAGCTATCATCGGTACTTTAGATGTCTTTAGAATAGGTCAATGTTTAACGAGCCAAGGCAGTTCCGACCGACCATCGGGAAATAGTCAATACGATTCTTGTAGGATTCATCACTTAAATTTTGCCAACTGCCGAGGCTCTTTTACAAAGTATTGGAGGTGTATAATGGCGAGATTAACGCTTGAAGATTTGCGAGCAGACCCTTTGGTAAAACCAGATTTTGATATTCTGAAAAAAATCGGCTTATCTGAAAATGAACCTTGGAAGTTTGTTTGTAAGATGTTAGATTTTTGTGATGATGAATATTTTAATCTTAAAGCTAAGAGTATGTTCACTGTATATATAGCTGGTTATTTTTCATGTTTTCACAAATTTAATTTAGAAACAATTAAAGAAGTTTTCAAATAATGAAAGGTATGTTTTATATTAGCTATCTTGTTGCTATGCTTGTTCTTGTAGTTGCTGCCGAGATAATCAACTTCGTAAGCAAGACTGTATGCGGCAAAAAAGCTATCAAATGTTTTGATTTATGAGTATAATTTTATTTTCGTTTGCTGCAACCGCTCTTATGTTCGCAGTTGTTGGTGCAATAGCGATGATGCTAGGTTGGGATAAAGAAGATTAGCAAAATGAGAAGCGAATCAAGGCGTAGCCAGCTCGACCACGAAAGATATATGAGAAATCGTGAAGAAAGACTGCAAAAGCAAAGAGATTATTACAGAGATAATACTGAACTTTGCAAGGCTAGCGTAAAGCGATGCAAAAAGAA